TGATTTTTTCGTTCTCTTTAGCGTTTTGGTCTTGCAAATCACTAATTTTTTTGTTAATTTTAGCAATTTCTTTGTCTCTATTGTCTATTGAGCGTAAAAGACGAGAATTTACCTTGCCGCCATCAATGATTTTACCTTGATTTTTGTTAAACTCACTAATTTGTGTTGATAGTTGCGTAATTTGAGTAGTATTTTGGTCAATTTTAGTAGAGTGTACCATAATTTCCCTATCTACCTGTTGTAGTTTGAGTGATTGTGACTGAAAAGCATTGGATAGATAACCAAAGATACCTGCAGATGTGATTAACATAAGTAATGCAACTGCAGAAACTAAATACCACTTATTAAATCCCTTAATTTCACCCCACATTTGTTTTAAATAAGTTGCTGCTACTAATTTAGCAAACTCCAAAGCACCTGCCATTACCATTACTGCGGTTGATGCTCCACTAAATAGAACACCCAATCCGGTAACCGAAAAGAACGCTGCACAACCGGCTATAATTAGTGCAGAAAATCCGACTAAATATTTAAGCCAATTCATTTATCTATTTATTCTTGTTAATTCGGAAATACGCTCTACTACCTTTCTTGCATCTTCTAAAGTAGTGTGAGCTTCTGATGGTGTCATATTCTGTGCACCAGTAATTCCATTTTGTAAAATCCTTAACTTGCCGTCTAAAGATTCCAATAACATTTGTATTTTTTCGTTGTATATCATAGTAATAAGTATTTATTTGTATAAAAAAAGGTAGAAGTGTTTAATCTCCTACCTTTTCAATATACGAAAAATAACTGAATTAACCTAATTTTAAGGTTAATTTTTTTGGTTTGGACTCTTCCTTTCTTTCAAGAGTAATTAAGAGAATACCATTTTTAATCTCAGCTTTTGCTTTTTTACCATCAAAGTTTTTACCTACTTGGATTCGTTCTTCAATGTCTGAAATTAATTGATTGAAAGGGTTTTCTTTGTCCTCTCCTATCTTTTTAGCTTTGATTTCAATTTTGTCCTCAAAGCAATTAATTTCAATATCTTTGGGGTCATGACCTAATACAGATAATGCAATTGTTGCAGATTCATCTTTAATGTCTACTGCGAATTTGTTTGGAACATAAGTTGTTGTTTTTGGTTCATTAAAGAACTCTTCGAATAATTTACTGTAATCAATTGTGTACATAATAAATGTTTTTTGTTAATAATATCCTATATAGTCCAAATACTATACCAAAGGACTACTTTTGACATTTTGACATTAAAGTATGTTATCTTGTCTTTCAATGATTGTCGACATATGGTCTGCCCAATGCATAATAAATTGTAACTTATAAACTAATTGTTTCTTTAAGTCGTGACCTGCTAAATACTTTTGATTATCTTCATCATACATACCATCAGTAAGTTTGATTGCAAAATACTCTTTCTCATTATACTGAATACCATAGTGGTTCAATGTAAAGAAAGTTCTATCGGTTAAGGTCATATATGGAATATTCTCATTACGAACAAATAAAGTTCCGTATTTCTTTTGAGACCATTCTTCCTGATTTGGTAAATAATGTAATTCACCCCTAACACCTAACTTTCCTAAGTCGTGATGTAGACAACTAAATATCAATTCTTCTTCGGTGAAATCAATTTCTCCACCTTGCATTACGAATAGGTCTCTCATTTTAAGAGCGTTCTTACATACATTAAAGATGTGGTCAATATACCCACCTATATATGCGTTATGATAGTGTTTTGAGCCAGATGCTGCAGATAGTGTAAGATTAACACCCAATTCTTCTTCGGAATACATATGGAGTAATTTCTCCAATCTTTCTCCTTTGAAATATTTCTTAATTATACCTATAAATCGGTCATAATTTGCTTTTAATTCTTGTTCTGTCTTTTGTTTCATAATTTAGAGTTTAATTGTTTATAATACTCTAATATACGACAAATATTTGACATTACCAAATTTATATTAATTTGCGTTCCAGTTCTCCATAAGGTAAATAGTTTGGAAATTTCATTGATATATAATCAAACAACACTCTACCATAATGACTATGGTGTTCCGGTCCAGGATGTAAATCATCAGAACCCAAATCCTTTTTAAAATTGTCTAATGCGGTAAATCTATTAAACTCTTGGTAATCGGTTAATAAATGTTTACCATCCCACAACCAATTACATTTTTTTGATTCTAAAAATAATTTTATTAATTGATGATTTTTATACCAATTTATAAAATCAGAATTATCATTTTGTAAAATATCTAAACTGCTTTGAATGGTTTGACCTTCTTCCGTTTCTAATAATTTACCCCAAACTCTAGTTGGTATATATGGTTCAATGCCATTATCTTCCGTATATATTTCCCTTCTATGTGGAAAGGTGTACATTATTAAGACTAAATCTGGTTTAATTAAATCATAATAACTCATTAAACATCTACATATAAAATCATTACTTCTCCCACCGGTTCCAAAATTAAAATTTACACCATTTTCAATATGATTACAAAATTGAGCAGGCCACGTTTCATTGTCGTTTACACCAACTCCTTCCGTAATTGAACATCCCAATGACATTACCCTAAATCCTTCTTTTTTTATACTATCACCTCTAAATCCCAATTCATTATAGGTGTAGGTGCATAGATTGGTATTATCGTTACCCGATGTTCGGTATTGATTATTCACTCTTTCTTTTAATGAATACTTATATGATGAAATTTCAAAAGTCTCAGGTTTCCAATATTCTAATGCTTTCATATTAATTTATTTGTTTCTATTTTTATATGTTCGTTTTGCAAAAACCAAAGTAATGAATATCTTTCTCCATCTAAAATGGGTGTTATTTCATGCTCAATTCTTACATCAAATATATAAGTATTTCCAATAACTTTATTTAATATAATTTCATTTGGGTTGTATAATTTAAAATCCCCTTCAGTAAAATCATCATTCAACAAAACTCCCACAGCATATACTCTATTATCTCTAATGTCGTTATGTTTTCCAAACCAATCTCCTTTTATAAACTTATGAAAATGTATTTTTTCTTTTATTTTTATAATTTTAATATTGGTTTCCGTTTCAACAAATGTTTTTAATTTATCAAATAACCATTTAGTTTCTAATGAATATATAATTGGTTGTGAATTATATTTTCTATCACCCATTCTCCAATTTGTGATATGTGTTTCGTTATATGATATTATAGATTCACATTCTTCTTTGCTAAATAATATTTTTTCTTTTATTATCATACGTTAAGGTATATGTATCTTTTCTATATTTTTTATTATAATCAAGCATATCCAAATGTATTGGATTTTCAATGTTTAAATAACTAACGACCCTATTAACGTCTGTTTTATTAATATACATATTTTCATATGTTATTTGAAATACATCTTTATTTTTTAAACGGTTTTTTAAATGTTCGTATTTGTAAATTGTTTCTATTATTTTATTTCGATTATCATTAATCCACTCATTTGTTATTTTATATGTATCGTGCCATATATCTTTACTATCGGCATTAATAAAACTTATGGCGGTGTCAATATTACTTTCCCTTGTCAAACATATAACTTTATCAAATTTATTTATAATTTCATTTGATGGCATATATTCCTCTACAACTATTTTTTTAATTATATTTGTTTTTTTAAATATAGATTCGAATGTAGTTTTATCATATGGAGTTTCATCTAATTCAATATCCAATTCGTTTGATATCCATTTACATAATGTAGTAGAACCACATCTTGTATGTGACAAAATTAGAATACGCATTATATCAAAGTTTTATTTGTAGTATCGATAAATTCATAAAGATTATGAAATAAATTTTGATTTTTCCATATTTTATTAAACTCTTTTTTAAATAAATAGTGTTCTGGGTGTTTTATATCCCACACTTGTTTCAATTTAAATTCACCCTCCGAAAATGTTCCCCAATTTGTTATTTTACCAAAAAATACATTTACCTTTTTACCAAAAATAGAATACATCAAATTATAAAATGTTTCCATTTCCATATAATTTGTATCTTGTACAACAAACGATGTTTTTATTGATTGTAGTGTTTCTATTGTAGAAATAAAATTTAAGTTATCGATTAAGGTATCCCATTTACCACCCAATCTTGTTTTATTTTCGTAGGTATTACGTGTTCCTGCATCTATTGATATCTCACAGGTTGTTACATATTTATGAACATTTGGCATACTATCCCACATTTCCTTTGTCCACATTGATGCATTTGTATGAAAATGTATTGATTTTAAATTTGGATATTTTTTTGGATTAAAATTTCTTAAATAATTCCTAAATCCAACCGAAACAAATGGGTCACCTGAACCTGTTATGTATAAAGTTTTTACGTTTGCGGAATAATAAGTATCTATTTCTTCTATTGTTTTTTCTATTCGTTTAATTCCGTTACTATCTTCCACAATCAAATCTACCCTACATGATGGACATTTATAATTGCATGTCCTATCAAAATTCATAATAATATTATCGGGAGTATTATTTTCTACAATTTCTTTAAAATTTATATCTGGTTTTTTTAAACCTATTGGGCCTGACGTTATTCCGTAATTGATTAATTTACTTAAATACGGACAAAGTTCTTTACTACAATATTTAAATGAACCATCTAATATAGAATTTCTAATGTCAACAATTGGTTCACTATTATAAACATCTTTTAATGGTATTTCATTAAGTTCCACTTTATTTGGTAACCAAGATGGACAACATACAAAACAAACATTATTGTGTATTTCTAATGAATTGAATGGTACACTACATATATAATTTTTTAAATCTATCATAATATATTATCATCTATAAAACCAAAAATTTAAAGCGTATCGTGTCCCGTCTGTTACTGGTTTTATTTCGTGAAATTCACGTCCTCCATTAAATAAAACAGCATCACCTTTTTCTAAATTTACAACTTTATCATTTATGTATGTATCACCACCTACAAATCCATCGGATAATAAAATTATTGATGTTTTATTTCCCGCACCATCTACATGATTTCGTAACCACCTCCCATCTTTATATTCTGTCATTTGCATCCACATTACTTTGTATTTAGGAAAATTATATTTACTCAACTCATTTATTACTAAATTATAAATTTCTTCATTCCATTTTTTTTTATCTAATGGGTAGCTGGTAATTTGTCCCCAAATTAACCAAACAAACCAATTTGTTTTATATGATTGACTTAATACACATTCATTCTTAATTTTTTTTATTAAAGTATCACAAAAATCATCGGAAAAAATATTTTTATAAATTTCCATTATGTTATTGTTTTTTCATTTTTAGTAACCAAATTAAAAAAACAAACTAAAGAATATCTATTACCATTTAATACAGGTGAAACTCTATGCATCAAGTTATCATCCATAATTAACGATAATCTCTTTTTTGTTTGAATTTTTATCGATTCATTATACTGGTCAATGTACTCAAATTCTCCACCACTATATTCATCGTTTAAATATGTTACAATGGTTAAATCGGATGAATCGGTATGAAATACATCAGTTT